CATTTGGTGGTGAGTTTGATTTGAATGGTGGTAGCGGAACAAGAATTAGTTTTGTTAATAATTCAGACACCCAATTGAGTACATCAACAACTAAGGCTTACTCTATTTGGTTCAAAGCGGATGCGGTGGGATTTATGAGTTTCTCTAGAACTTTAATGAATAAATTACAAGGTCTGGGTGGTAGTTCTACGGGTGATGGATTCTTTATGGGAATTAACTCAACAGACCAACTTATTGCTAAAGTGGTTTCTAATAATGGTTCTGTAACAAGAAGTATTGCGGGTATCGGTGCTACAATTAATACAGGTACTTGGTATATGGCAACTTTAGTAGTTAAAGTTTCACCAGACCCTGATACATTTAAACTATATATCAATACTACTGAGGTTGGAAGTACAACTGGTGGTGGTTCTTCACTTTCAAGTGATAATAGAAGTTTATTATTAGGAAACTACGATAGTGGAGTTCAAAATGCAATGGCTTTTGATGGTATGATTGGTAACTTCTATATCTATGAAGGTGATTTCACATCAACTGAAGTTCAAATGTTATTTGACTTAACTAAAACAAGATTTGGATACGTATAAATAAATTATTATGGCAACTTCAAGACACTTCGCATTCAATACCGGCTCAACTATCACGGGAACTTTACAAGTAGGTGATTTAGCAATTGGCGTTGACGAACTTAGATACGATTTTAATGTCGGCGGTGTACAATGGTGGGAAGGTCCTGATGAAGATTTAGGTTGGGTTATAGGATACCCAAATTATGCCGGTAATCAACCAAACCCATTAGGAATTGACTGTTATGTTCAATTTTGGAGGTCTCCCGTTTTGAGTGAAGAATCCTTTGTTAATACATCTAACAGAGTGACACATTTTTCACAAAACTTTACTAATGGTCTTCAATCCAGTTCATGGTTATTGGATAATGGATATTGGAATAACTTTACAGGTGGAACAAGTGGTGCTAGTTTTGATAGTCAAATTTTCCCTGTGGTTTCACATCCAGGATTAGTATATAACTCATCATTAGATACTATTTTTGTTGCCGGATTATCCGGTAGTTCAGCACCGACATATGAAGTATTATTATATAGTTTTTCAGGGTCTAACTATAGTTCATCAGGAGTTACTTCTCCAATAGGTAAAAATGGTGCTGGTGGTGTATTCCTAATAACTCACAATACAGAACCTTATACATATCTAACTTTAGTTACAGGAGGAACGCCGACAAACTATTTTATAAACAAACTAAATAGTAATGGAAATATAGAATATACAAAAACATATCCAAATAATTACACAGTATACAGTACAACATTTATAAACTCATCATCTGACTATATTGGTGTCTCTTACATACCATCTAGTTTTGGTAATAACGTACCGTTTGACTTACTAAACGCAAGTGATTTATCGGTTGCTCAAAGTTTTACATATCCCTTATTTCAATTAGGTACTACAGGTAGTTTTACACCAATCGCTAATACAAGTTATGATAAGGGTACTAATAGATTATATTTTACACAACAACCAGGAGATGCCTCAGGTAACTTTTTAAACTATTTTGGTTATATAAATTTATCAAACAATACCACCGTAACTGGTGGCTCATTGACTTACAATGTGTCAAGCGTATCAAATATAAAGGCAATACCTTCAACTACAAAGTTATATTATGTTGGTATAGAGTATGTAACACCATATTCTGGAGCCTTTAGTGCAACAACAATTGGTTACACTGATTTTAGCGATTCATCAAACCATGTTGTTCATAAAGAAATTATATCACCACCAGTAAGTTCATTTCCATACACAACCGACTGGAAAAACCCAAGATTATTCTATAACGAAACAACTGGTTACTTGTATGCTCAAATAGAATATTCTATCTATATTATTAATCCTTTCGATAATACAGTAATCGATAACTTCTCTTTCCTAAGACCGGGTGAAACCAGACATTATTTGGGCGCAATGACTGTTGGTCAGTCTAATAATACTTTATGGTTAGGTGGTATTACTGTCCCATCAGGAGTAGCTAAAAACAGTATTGACAAATACGACATTACTTAATTCTCGTAAAAGATTACTTGAACACCACTTTCTTCAAACATCTGAAGACTTCTTTTTGCATGTTCATCCCAATGTTCCCTATTTTTTGTAGTGTCTTCTACCTTACAATATATTGTTCTGACACCTGAAGATATTATTCCACGAGCACAGTCACTACAAGGAATACCACAGGTCAGGTACATTGTAGTATCTCGAAGACTAACACCAATACGAGCTGCATTGTAGATAGCATTTCTTTCGGCGTGTTCAAACCAGTAGTATTTTTCAGGTCTTACCTGACGTTCTTCTACATCATCATCAATACCACGAGGAAACGAGTTGTATCCTGTGGATACTATCTCATTGTCTTTACCAACAATCACCGCACCTATCTGTGTTCTTTTATCTTTAGATTTTAACTTAACTGCTTCAGCTATGTTCAAAAAATATTCATTCCATATCATATCAAATAATCTTCAATAAAATTTTGAAAAAGTTTATTGGGTTTTTTCTCCAACCATCCTGTAATAATATATTTTACCTCATTAGGACCTGGTGAATTACCCCTATGTTTGTGAGTCCAAAGAGCTGGTGCTATAATAAGTTTACCCTCTTCAGGTTTTATTTTTTCTTGATTGAACATGAATTCTGTGTGTCCACCTTCAATACTGTTTAGATAATATATAAAAAATAGTTCTCTGTCTGATGTCTCACCCCCTTCATTTTCATAGTGCCACGCATAATATCCTTCATTATCAATATAACGTTGCATTTGTAGGTGTGGTCTATGATTACCTGTTATACCAAAAAAACTATGTGCCGTTGAGACTAATGATTCCGTTGATGAAAAGTCACCTGTCATAATCATATAGGGATTATGTTTAATATAATCCACAACATTATGTAAAAGATTCTCCATCATATAATCATAAACATATCTCCAATTAGGGTTATCAATATGTTGATGTATCATAAAGTCTGTTGATGCTTTTATATTTTTCTTCACACCACCACTGGTAATACCCTCTATTAAATCGGTCTCACCCTCAAACCACTCGATTATCTTTTTACATAAATCAGGTGGTAATTGATTATGGTATTCTCTTATCAAACTATCTTTCATACTAAAAATGTTCTACGTAATGTAATTTAAAATCATAGTTATTATTCATTCTCAAAACAGGGTACTGAAAATCAAATAACTCACTTTTATCAAAATATGTTATAATTTCACAACCGTATTTTTGACGTAATGTTGATACTCTATTTTCTAATTTCACAATATCGGGTACCTTTCCAAGTTTACTATCAAAAGTTGCAATAAGTAACACTTCAGAGTTTTTCAAGTTATTATCAAATCTACCAACCATTTCATGTTCATTCCAAAACTCAATTCTCCAATTACCAAACTCATTTGGATATCCACCCCAACTAAAAGGATGGATATCCATTTCCCCAATGTATCTATTATCACAGAACCACTTGACCCTATATGATGTATCACCAATTAGACTGACTTTAGCCATTGGTCCGAAAACACAATTTGCGCTGTTATTTTCGTTTATATTGTAAATCATTGCGATACTTTAGATATGTTGTTCACTTTATTAATTGTGACTACTGAGTTTGCCCAATTTGATACCAATGGGTTGTGAGTTATCACAAAGATTTTTTCAAAATACTCTTTTATCTTCACAAAGAATTCACCAACCATCTCTAAGTTTTCATTTGAGATTTTACCAAACACCTCGTCGAATACAATAATATTTGGTTTAGGTAACGAACAAACTTTACTCAATACAGCTCTCAAAGCCAGTGATGCAATTGTTCTTTCATAACCTGAACCTGATACCATCAATTTTTCAATACCAGTACCATTGTCAATCATCCAAAATTCAACTTCATTCTTATCTGATATTCTAATCTCAAGTCTGAAGTACGAACTATCTTGTAGTAGTCTTTGGAGTTCTGAGTTTATCAACGGCATCATTGTCTTCATGATTATTTTTGAAATACCATTCTTACCAAACACCTCCAAATATATTTTATAGATTCGTTCTCTTTCCATTTCTTTTTGAATGGTTTGAATGATATCCAAGTTTTTCTGAATATTGTTCTGATGAGTTTGAATCTGATTGATATTCACACCTTTTTCTCTTTCAAGTTTGGTGTTTTCATCAATGAGTTCTTGTAACTTAATAGATGCTTTGATAATCAATTCTTCGGTTTTTTTATTCTCAGTAATTTTCTCTTGTACTGAAATGTATCTACTTTGTTTATCTTTCAAGTTATCAATCTTCAATTCAATAGTTTCATACTCAGCTTCATACTTCTCCTTGATGATTTTATTTTTCTCATAGATATCAAAATCTTTCTTCAGTGTAACGAATGATTTTTCTTTGTTTTCAGCATCGGATAATTTTGACCCCAACTGTTGTGACTCACTCTTTAGATTTCCTAACTCATTTAGTTTAGACTGAGTAATCGCAGCATTCATAAGTTCAATACCACAATGTTCACATTTCATTCCACCTGAAACTGTTTGTGATAATTTTTCCAAATCATCCACTTTGATATCGACCATACTCTTTTGTTTATACAAATCGTTCATCTCTTCTTTGATTTTATCATGCTCATCTTCATGATAATACTTTGAAGGTTCAACAATCTGAATTTGGTCAATATTCAATTTTACACCAGTTTTTTTGGTTTCGAGTTGAATGATTTCTAAAGACAAATTTTCAGGATTTAGAATTGCCAACTCATGGTCAATGTCAGTATGTTTTTTTTCAACTAAACTATCTCTATATTCCTGACCTTTTGTAATTCTTTTTGCCAACTCGACTATTTGAGTGTCAATTTCAGTGTTACGAAGATTTAGTTCATTGATAGATGTTGTGATGGTTTCATTCTTCTGTTTTAGTTCTTCACTAGAATAAACGTTTGACATCATTGTTTTACTGAACTCAGAAAACAATTCCTTACCCGTCTCTTCTTTTTTCTTTAGAAACTCTAAACCTAAGAACTTAGAAAGGACTTGTCCTCGAGCAGTTGGTTTAGATTCAATAAGGTCTTCCAAGTTAGATGCAGTTGTAAGAATAGTCATCAAGAAATCTTCTTGTTCACCAATTGAGGTTTTGATAAACTTTTCAGTTTCTCGTCTTTGTTCACCAGTGAAATTCATTAGTTGACCATCAGCCAACTTCTTGAAGAAGTCCAACTCGGTCTTCACATTCCACTCACCATCTTTCTTTAGTTTTCTCTCAAGATTTCTAACAATAATATAATCCTCACCATCAATCGTAATTTCACCTCTAACAGATACCTTATCTTTATCTGTAAACCTATTAAAGATTTCCTCAGCCTTAGATGACTTAGTAGTTGTATTGAAGAACAAGAATAACAATAAGTCAACACTCAATACTGTTTTACCACCAAAGTTTGGAGGGTCTGACTCAACAACAGTAATACCGTCACATTTAGTAAAATCCAAAACTTGATTCTCACCATAAGACAAGAAATTACTAAACTCAATTTTCTTTATATACCATTTTTTAAATGACGTTGTCTCTTGAGCTTCAGCAATCATTCGGTTCTCAACCAAACCATCAATACCAAGAACATCATCAATATATGGGTCATATCCTTTACCTGTGAGATATGACTTCAAAAGTTCCGTCTGATAATTTTTGTCCATAATATTGAGGGATACGTCCACAGTCTGTAGTGTACCCTCTTCAACATTCTTAACCTTTGTGATAACATTTACGTTTTGTGACAAATACTTCTTTTGAAAGTATTGTTTCACACTTTTGATTCTTTCTTGCGTGAAATTCTCAGGTACGTCTTCCCATACGACCTGAATGTAAGGATTTTCTAATGTAGTTGTGTCTATACTCATAGTTTTATAGTTATAATTCGGTGGTTGATTAAACAGATTCCAACCCTGACTCCTCACTGGTTTCATTTTCCGTCTGCCCACTGAATTTTTCTTTATGTTCATTTACCAACTCCTCAAGTTGTCGTTTCATCGCCTCTTGGTACAACTTACTATAGGTTTTGTGTAAACCTTTCAATTTGTCATTTCGAGCCGCAACTCTTTTTCTGTGTTCTTTTTTATTTTTACCCATAATTTAATTTATTACTATTTATAGATATGAGAGAAAGACTTTCTTCATTTTTGAACAATAAATTCGTTAAACTTCTATTTTCATTATCTATAATGCTGTCCGCCATACCTTCAATTATACAAGATTTTCAGTCACCAGTCAACTCTGGTTATACTCATTATGGAATGATGTTAGTAGGAGTTCTTTATTTCTTAGAGAGTATACTATGGACACTAGACTTATGGAAAAAATAGACACAATAAAAGATGAAATCTTTTTATTGGAGGAGACTATATTTGATAACGCCGACGCGTTAGACCCTAAAAAACTTTATACAATAAAAAAGAAGTTAATAAAACTTAAGATAAAGTATTCAGATAATTCTGATATAAGTAACCTATTTGATATTTTTGAAAACTTAGAATCAACCTATGAGAGAATGCAAGACGAAAAAATGAATAAGCGCCTTAACATTCTCACCATATGGTCAACTCTGTTCCTCCCCCTTTCTTTTTATACAGGTCTTTGGGGTATGAATTTTACAGACATTCCATTCTTGAATGACAAGTATGGTTTTTGGATTTTTGTAACATTCACGATTGTAACCTGTGGTGGTCTTTGGTTTTATTTCAAAAAGAAGAACTGGGTTTGATTATTTCTCGTAGTGTTCCACAAGTGTGTTCCAACTCCAAACCGCTCCTGATGCCAACAAACCATCAAAAAACCAACTATACCAAATTGGTGTTTCAAATATAATATTTGTTGGTGAATAAAAAACCAACCCCAAGAAGAATCCAACCCAAGTTGATGTACACATAATACAACTCAACAATTCAGTTAGAAACTTACCAATTGAATTGAATGGTGCGAATTCTGATTCACCCCACATTCTAATTAATTCTCTAGGTCCTTCAAACAGTGCACTATACACTAAAATGTTTGATAAACCGTAGGCTAAAATAACCCATACTAAAAATGATAATATACTCATAATTTTTTATCTAAATTTGAACCTCTTAGGTACACAGCTCCAATATTCTCATTATGTTTTTGAACTTCGAGTAGTGACTTCTGTAAGTTATCAATTAATTTATTTTTGTCAATAATTTCTTGTCTTTGTTTTTGTACTGTTTCTTGTAAAGCTTTTAGCTTTGTGTCATCAACTGTTGTCTTTTCTATAACAGTTGGTGGTTTGTTTTCCAATTCATCTATCTTTCGTATATAATCGGATATTTGCGTATCATACCGTGATACTTCTTGTTGGAAAATATTTTCCATTTCTTCAATCTTAGTGGAAAATTTTTGCTTCTCATCTTCTAACTTGGCAACTTTTCCGCCAAGTTCTTTTACTTGTTCATCATCAGTTATGTAAATTTCTTTTTCAACAACTTTTTCAATAGGAATCTCCTTTATAACCTCTTTGACAACTACCCTATCTACTGGAACTTCCTTGATGACCTCCACCACTTTCTCAACAACTCTATCTACAGGTACTTCTTTGATTATTTCTTTTTCAATTTCAATATATTCAATAGATGGAACCTCAACAATCTTTTCAATCTCTTTGTAAACTATCTTTTCAACTTCTTTTTCAATAACTTTTGGTTGTCCCTTATCATCTAACAAACCATACTTTTCAAGATTATACCCTCTTGAATAGCATTGTTTCATAAACCCTCCTACATCCTCAATATTATTGAGTTTACAGAAAGTACTTATGTCTTTTACCTCAGAAGAGGTGACATTAATTATTGACAAGTTTTTCTTTTCCTGTGACAAGGTCTTCAAAAGATTTAATTCTAAAAGATAAGAATGGTTTTGGATTAACCAAATCTACAAACTCATATTCATTTTTTTCAACATCATAAATACCATAACCATGTTTACCAACTGTTTCACCAAAGTTTTGTTGAATTGTGGAGCCAACCATATAAGCCTTTTTATTACCTGGTATATCAAACACCTGTCGTTTGTGAATATCACCACATAAAACTAAGTCACATCCATCAAAACGACTTGAATCAAATCCATCTTCAAACTTATAACCAATGTCCGTTGAAAGTCCAACAACAGGTCCATGAAACAAACCTATCTTGATATTATCACTTTCAGGTATTTCTGGTGGTACATTGTGGTCCATCAACGAATACACAACCCAATCAATATTTTCATCAGAGTATACACCTCTATTTTTATAATAAGAAATATTATTATTTCTCAATGAATCAATAATCGGTGTAAGTGCATCCAATCGTTCAGTATTATTCTCCAAGAAGTCGTGGTTACCAATGATAAGAACCGTCTTTGAAATCTTTGAACACTCGGTTAAAATCCAAGCAACAAACTCAATCAACTCAGGAGTCATTTGATTCTTTGAATGAACCAAATCACCTGTAAAAACAATCCTATCAGGTTGTAATTCTTTGAATTGTTCCAACATATTACGCAATATATCCTTATACAAAGAATGGTCTTTGAATAATCGGATATGTAAATCTGAAAAATGTACTAATTTCTTAATCATAATAATTTTGGTGTGTGTTTTTTTATTCGTTCCAAACTCTGTTTATGATATTCCTCACTCAACTCACAACCAATAAAACTTCTACCAGTCTCAATTGCCGCCACACACATACTACCACTACCTGAGAAGATATCCAATACCGTATCATCGGGATTTGAATATGCCGAAACCATTCTTTGTAATACAAACTGTGGTTTTACAGTTGGGTGAAATTTACTTTCTTTAGCCTCGAGTGATGTTGTAGCTAAATTACCCTCCCAAATGTTTGTTGGTAATACCATCATCTTGTCTTCAGGAAATGGTTGACCAGTACGAACGTTCATTTCCATCTTACGTTTCACTCTAACTTTAGGGTCTTCTCCATTGAAGAGAAAAGACTTTCCCTTACTGTAGTTCCAAGTCGCCTCGAACTTATAAGGGAAGTTAGTCTTTTCTCGTCCCCCCCAATTGTAA